ATGATTTAGCGGCAGAACAAGAAAAACTAGGAGATAATGCTAACACAAGAATAGAAGCTGTTAGTATGTTTGCGAATAAATACTTTCCAGATGAATTGAGCGGTGCTGTAGAAAGATTAGGTGAAACAGCAGAGGGCATTATGCTTATCGAGCATATTATGTCACAAAATAAAGATACTCAAATATCTGCTGAATCTTCTCCTGTTGCTACATTTGGAGAAGCAGACCTTCAAGCTATGATGCAAGATGAAAGATATTGGAATGCAACAAGACGCGATCCTCACTTTGTTAAGCAAGTAGATGATGGTTTCAAAAAGTTATATGGATAAAGTTCTTATAAGTCATGGGAGCCTACAAATGGTTCCCATGCAAAAACGCCATATTATTCCTATGTATAGCACAATGAGTACAGAAAATTTATTTGAAGCTGAAGCTGTATATAAAGTTGATTTAATGAAAACTCTTATTCAATACTCAGAAACACCTGATGTTTTTGCTATAGAGAATAGTAAAGAGCCTCTAGCTATTGTAGGTATAACAGGTATTACACACCAGCAAGCAGTAATGTGGACAGTGTTTTCTGAAAAAATGAAAGACAATTGGTTTTCTTTTGTTAAAGCATCTCCTAAATTAATTGATTACCTACACACCCACTACCATGAAATTATTGTAGACACTTGGGAGGGTAATCATAAGATGCTTCAATGGTTAGGTTGGTTAGGTTTTGATCTTACAGAAATGTATTGCAATGAGCATGGTTTTAATATGGCTCATTTTGTGCGTTGCAATCAACGTAGAAAGAATGTTTACGCTTTTCCATCAAGACCCGTAATTCATTGAGCAGCCCGTAAGGACACCTGCATTGATATGACAGAGCGGACACTCAAGATACTTTAAATGCAACTTAAATAAGGAACTGATAAAATGGCTAATACAATAGATACAGCCTTTATTAAGCAGTTTGAATCTGATGTGCATCTAGCGTATCAACGTATGGGTTCAAAGCTGCGGAATACTGTTCGTACTTCTAACGTTACTGGAAGTGTGGTCAGATTCCAAAAGATTGGTAGTGCCGAAGCGTCAACAAAATCACGCAACGGTAATGTTACACCAATGGAACTAGCTCACACCACAGTCGAAGCTACAATGGCAGACTACTATGCTGCTGAATACATCGACAAGTTGGATGAGTTAAAAGTCAACATCAACGAGCGTCAAGCTGTAGCACAATCTGCTGCTGCTGCACTAGGTCGTAAGACTGATGCCATTCTGTACGCAGCAATGGATGCAGGTGCAAGCTCAACTCAAATACATGATACTGGTTCTGCTCTTGCAAAAGCTGATCTTATATCATTGTTTGAAACTTTAGGTACAAATGATGTTCCTGAGGATGGTCAGAGATATTTAGCAATGCACCCTAAAGGCTTTGCTGACTTATTCTTAATTGAAGAGTTTGCTTCTTCTGATTACGTTGGCGATAAAAACCTTCCGTTTGCAGGTGGCATGACAATGAAAGAATTTTTAGGAATGAAAGTTTTCTCAACGTCTGCGGTTACTGCTGGTAAAAACATTGCTTACCATCAATCTGCAATTGGACTTGGTATAAACTCTGATGTTTCTACTGAGGTCAACTATGTGCCTGAGAAAGTTTCTCACCTCGCAACTTCAATGATGTCCATGGGCGCTGTCGTAATTAACGACGCTGGCGTTTATGAAGTCCTTGACAATAACTCATAGAGAGGAGTTTAATTATGGCTTATAGCGCAAGCGGACTAACTCGCATTGGTGGTGCATCAAATGCAAACTTGTGGTTCTACACAAGTGCGGATGCGATTGCTACCGTAAACACAGCAGGTTACTTTAACGATGCAGCAAATATGCTTGCTGTTCGTGACTTGATGATTGTTTGCGATACAAACACGCCAACAACTCACTTTGTTAATGTTCTTTCGAACACTGGCTCTGTAGTAGATGTTTCAGACGGCACTATTGTCGTTGAAACAGATGGCGATTAATAAAGGAGTGGGGGGTTAATAGCCCCCCATTTATATATATGGCAGTAATAAGCACTTCAGCAGATTCCCCTGTAGATGTATCTAGCAGGGCTTTAATATTGATAGGCGCAGAGCCTATTACTTCGTTTGATGACGGAAACAATGAAGCACTTGTTGCTTCTAATATGTATGAAGATGTTGCTAGAGCTTCACTTGTAAATACTAGGTGGAGATTTGCAACAAACCAAGCTGTATTAAATAAACTATCTGACGCACCTACTGGCAGATATGATTCAGCTTATCAAATACCAAGTGATTCACTTATGGTTCATGCGGTAACAGTAAATGATTATCCAATATTGTATCAATCATATGGTAATAAAATATTTTGTGATGCAGACTCTAGCGATGAATTAATACTAGATTATACGTTTAGAGTTGATGAAGAATTTTGGCCTTCCTATTTTGTGTTGGCTGTAGAGTACGCTCTAGCTAGTGTGTTTGCAGTAGCTTTAGCAAGAGATGCAAGTTTATCTCAACTTATGGAACAAAAAGGTGTGATGGCTATGGCTAAGGCAAGAGGCTTAGATTCACAGCAACAAACAAATCGTACTCTAAATACATCGAGGTTTATAACTCAAAGGCGTAGTTGATGCAAAAAGTACGAGTACCTATTACTAACTTCCAATTTGGAGAAGTAAGCCCTTCCCTATATTCAAGAACTGATTCTGATGTTTATACAGCTTCCGCTCAAAGAGTAGAAAATCTATTTCTTAGGGCAGAAGGCGGTGTAATTAAAAGACCGGGACTAGAGAATATTTATGAATATGACATTACTGTAGAGAGAACTACATTTACTATTACTGTATCTGACTATGCTAATATAGCAGTAGGAACACAACTTAAGTTTTATGATGCAGATGGCAATTTATACATACTAGAAGCCCAAGCAATAAGCGGTAGCGCACCTTCTGCTGCTGTAAATAATATACATTATTTTAGACCCAATGAATCAAACAACACAACAGCAGACAATCTTTATACCGCAATTAATGCTATTAATGGATTTACAGTAGCTAATCCTGGTGCTGCTGTTGTCACAGTAACAAGGGATAAACCTAATGGCGGTACTTATTTAGCCACAGAAAGCACAGACGCAACAAGACTAACTGTAACAAACTTTTCGGGTGGCTCAAAAGTACAATCAAGATTATTACCTTTTATATTTTCTGATGATGAACGATATATAATATCTTTAGAAAATGCTAAGGTAAGATGTTTTCAAATAAGCCCAACAACTGGAGCAGTATCTTTAGTCGCTACAATAACTGCTGATACTGATAGTGCTGCTTTGCCATTTTCTGATACTTACTTGCATGAGTATACCTTTGCTCAAGCAGGTGATGTTATGTTTATCTGTCATCCACTGTTTATGCCAAGACAACTTGTTAGAACAAGCCTTACAACATTTCAAATAGAAGTGTTTGCGTTTGATGTTAAGTCAGATTCAAAATTAATTTATCAACCTTATTTTTCTTTTCAGTCTTTAGGTGTTACACTTAATCCTTCTGCAACAAGTGGAAGCGGTGTGACTTTAACAACAAGTGTTGCTTATTGGGATACAACAGGAAGTCAATCAGGTGGTAATTATCCAAGTTCTTTGCACGTTGGTGTAACTATTAGGTATCATGGAGCAGAAATAGAAATTACTTCTGTTCAATCTAATACACAAGCTACTGGTACTGTACTTGATGCTTTATCACAAACTTTAGATGTAAATGCTTTTAGAACAACAGATGGTTCTGCTGAAGTTATTGTTACTCACGTTAAACATGGGTTAGCAGTTGGTGATGTTCTTGTTGTTTCTAAAGCTGCGGCTGTTGGTAATATAGCTTCTAGTAATCTTAATGGTTCAAGAACAGTTACTTCTATTGTTGATGATAATCATTATACTTTTGATGCAGGTGGTTCCGCAAATGCAAGTGTAGATGGTGGCGGTGCGCCAGTAATGACAACACACGCTGCTTCTCAAAACTGGTCAGAGCAATCATTCTCTGCATTAAGGGGGTATCCTGCTGCTGTTGCTTTTCATGAAAACAGATTAATATTTGCAGGAACTATATCGCAACCAGATTCTATATTTATGAGTAAGTCTGCTCAGTATTATAACTTTGACGTTGGTACAGCAGAAGATAATGATTCAATACAAATTACAGCAAGTATTGGTGAGATTAACCAAATTAGACATTTAGTATCTAATCGTGATTTACAAATATTTACTGCTACATCTGAAATGTTTATACCTTCATTTCAAAACAAACCATTAACGCCAACAACAACAACTGTAAAAAGACAAACGCCATTTGGTAGTGATTTTGTAAGGCCACAAGTTATAGATGGTGCTACTGTGTTTGTGCAAAAAGGTGGTGCTATTGTTAGAGAATATTTATTTACTGATTCTGAATTAGCTTACTCAGCAGGATCAGTATCGGCACTCTCTGCACATCTTATTAAAGCACCAAAGGAAATGAATATACTTTATGGAGCAATAGATAGAACTGAAAGTTATATATTTGTTTTGAATAACGATGGCACTCTTGCAGTATTTAATTCTAACAGAAATGAAAAACGTGCAGGGTGGACAGAGTTTACTTGCCAGGGAAGATTTTCTTCTACTGTAACTATAGATGATAGAGTGTTTGCTAATGTAATTATTAATACTGGTGCTGGTACACACCAAATATTTCTTTGTGAATTTCAAGCTGCACTTAATACTGATGTTGCTAAAGTTTATACTGGTAGCGCAGGTGTCTTTGATGTGTCTGCTACATACGCAAATGGTGCAGTCGTTGATGTTATAAACGGTACAAACTATCTTGGACAGTTTACTGTAGCTGGTGGGAATGTAGATGTTTCTGCTGTGGAGACTACTTCTGTAGCTGAAATAGGTTTAAAGTTTGATGTTAATTTAAAAACAAATCCATTAGATATTGTTTCACAAAGTGGCCCAGTTACAGGTGAACCAAGAAGTTTAGCAAGTGTAGTTGTTGACTTAAACACTACTCTATCTGTAAGTGTAAACGGAACAAATCTTTTAATTAGACAGGTAACAGATGATCTTTCTTTGCAACAAGCACCAGTCACAGGGAAGAAAGAATTTAGGTTACTTGGTTATAATCGTGACCCACAAGTCACAATAAGTCAATCAGCACCATTACCAATGCAGGTTAATGGTCTTATAGCGGAGTTAGTATTCTAATGTGTTGGCAAGTTTTACCTATGATTGCAAGTGGTGCAGGTACATTAATTCAAATGGATGCACAACAAAAACAAGCGCAAGCTCAAAAAAAAGCTCAAGATAGGCAGGCAAAGCAAATAGAAATTGATAGAGAAATGGGTAAAGTACAAGCTATGCAAAACCAAAATGCGCGTGTAGCTGAATACATTTCTGCTGAAAAATCTAATTTAGCTGTGTTTTCTGCAAGTGGTGTTGATGTAGATAGTGCATCAATACAAGCTTTCCAAGAAGCTAATGCCGTTACTGTTGGTGAGGATTTAAATGCTATAGCTTTACAAGCTGATTATCAATCAAGAACAAGAACTGTACAAGCTGGATTAGCGAGAGAAAGAGGTGCTAACGCTTTAAGTGCGGGGTATGCTAATATGATGGGGACTGCTCTTACTGGTATTTATAATATGGCAAATATATGGCCTGCTTCTACTCCAGCGCCAATAAGTTATCCAACTGGCAAGGTATATTAATATGGCAGTAACTAAACAAAAAAGATCCTATATAAATCAACCAATAGGAGTAACTAGATTTGAGACTGGTGAAACTCAAATGTGGGAAGCTGTTGCCAATACTGCTGGCAGGTTGAATGAAATAGCTTTAAAAGAAGGTGCTAAACAAGCAGAGCAATCTGGTCTTGATGCAGCTATGGCTGTTGAGCAATCAGAAATAATTGCGTTTGATGCTGAAACTGGCAAGCCAAGAGCATTAGATCCTAAAATGTTTAGTGGAGGTATAATTGCTAGAGATGCTTATAAGCGCGTTGTAGAAAAAAGATTTGGAGCTTCTATAGAAAATGAGTTAAAAATAAAAGCTCAAGAACTTCAATTAAAATATAAGTTTGAACCAGAATTGTTTCGAGAAGAAATGTCTAGGTATGTTGCTGATATGCACGCAAACGCTCAAGGCAAATGGAAAGAGACTGTTAAAGTTGGTGGAGTAGCAATAACAAGAGCTACCGAATTAAATATTCAAGCAAATGCAATAGAAAAAAATAATCAAGAGCTTGCTTTAAATATTGAAAATAAAATTGATACTTTTTTAAATGAAGAATTTTATAATAACTTTGTAAATTTTAACAAAGACTTAGCTTTAAATTTTGTAGGAACACAAGCTGATGAATTAATTGCTGAAATAGAAGATGCTGAGGCCGCTAATATTTTACCAGTAGGTAGCGCAGAAAAATTTGAAGATAAATTTCTAGCAACTCTTGGCCTTTATCAGGCGCAAGAAATGCTTAGAGACAATACTATTATTCCATTAGTTGGCGGTGACGATCAAAGAAATGCTCTTTCTGTTGCCTTAACTACTGGTGATTATAACGCTTTAAATAATGATAAGTATCAAGATGCAAGAAAAATACTTACACAATTAATAGCAACAACTAGTGGTGACAGAGCTATTCTTAGTAATATTGGAAACGATATAGGAAAAAATATCCAAATATTAAATGCGGAATCTCAAGCTAAACAAGAAACGCAAATGATATTAAATGTTTACGAATTTGGATCACAACAAATTGCTAAAGAAAATGAAATAGAACAATCATTTTTTAATAGAACAGTAGATTTAACTAAAAATGGAAAAATTGAAACTGAATTAAAAAAATTAGATGATCAGGCTAAAACATTAATTCAAGCAAATATGGCTAATGATGATCCAAATATAATTAAAGAAATAGGATTAATACAAGAACAAAAAGAAACAATAAAAAATACTGTTTTAAAACAGGCTATATTTGATTTAGCAATTACAGAAGATATAAGTATAAATGAAATAAAATTAGCTTTAAAAGGAGAGCCAAGATTTATAGCAAAACTTTCTTCTAAAGGAAAAGTTACAGTAGATTTTATTAACAGAAATAAAATAAAAACTGTTGGTTTTGATGGTTTGTTTAGTGATTTAGCAAGACAATATGCAACAGAAAATATACAAAAAATAAAAAATCACACGCAAGCTGCTCTTACACAAGAAAACGAATTAAGAGAAACATTATCTTTAAATAGCTATGAAGAAAATGAAAGGCTTTATAATTCTTTAATTAATGAATTAAATAATCCTGATGGAATGTATTCAAAAATGGATTTTGAACGTGCTAATGCTTTAATAAGAAGGTTAACATTAACTATTTCTAAAGAAGCTTTAGGCCAAATACGTTTTCAAAATACTGCTGAAACAAATGCTGCACTAAGATATTTGCAAGAAGATGATAGCACTGCTTTAGATAGTATGCCTAAAGTAAAAGAAATACTAGAAGATATACAAAGTAGAGGTATTTTAAAATCAGAATTAGAATCTTCTATTAGAAGTATTAATAGTCGATTAAGTCAATTTGAAACAGCAGAAGGTCAACGAAATACTTTTGAAAGAAATAAAAAAAGGATAATTAGTGGGGGTAGTACAAATAGCAAAGTAGATCAGGAAATGGTACAATCTATGTTTATAGATCCTCATTTGCCTTTAAAGTCTGGAGAGCCATTTGCTATTGATATTCAAGATACAAGTGCAAAATTAACTTTAGCAGAAAATTTAAGCAATCCTAATTTAATGCAAGATAATCCTAAATTGTTTGCAGGTTTAATTAAATCTATGGAACTTAAAGCTATTCCTACAGAAGTAAACGCATATTTTAATCAAGTAGCAAGAGGGGTTGTTTCTCCAGAAGAAGCAGCAGGTGTTGTTGGGTTAGTAAATACATTAAAAAATAGATTAAATCCTGATGAATCAATTACACACGATTTATTAGAAGATGTATTAGATGCAGATACAAATAATATTTTTGAAACAGCAATTGCGCTTTCTATTGCAGAAGGAAATGAAAAAGCATTAGAGTTTATTTTAAGAGCGGATGAAATTAACTCAGCAGATTTTAACAAAAAATTTAGTGTTGATTTAAAAGAAAATGAATATAAAGATGTAAAAGATTTTGTTCAATCAATTAACGATGATTTAAAAAAAGACGGTCAAGCAATAGCCGATTTTATTCCGTATGTAAAATATTTGCATTTAGGTGGAATGAAATTAGATAAAATAAAAGATAAAATAGAAGAAAGATATAAAAAAATATATAAAGATACTGAGGGTTTAGTTCTTGATGCAGGTAATCAAAATGTAAATAGATCAAGAAATTCTATTGCTTCTACTTATGGAAGGGTTCCAGGATTATCACAAGAATTTATAAGCCATGTTCAGCAAGAATTAAGTAAAATTAATCCTCATTTAATTTTTGAAAAAGATCAAAATTTTGTTGGTAAAATTGCTAATTTTTTCGAGCCTTTTGCTGCTTTTGGAATTGGTGTTACTTCTCAAACACTTTTAACTGATTTTAATTCTAGTATTAATGAAGCTATAAAAAAAGGCTTTGACCCTATAAAAGTAGCTATGACATTTTATAATAGAGAAATAGCAAAAGGTGAGGCTAAAAGAGTTGTATTAGTACCTATCCCAAGTTCTGATCAATTAGTAATTCATGCAGCTTATGTACGAAGAGAAGATGGAGGATTAGAACCAGTTAGAACTGCTGATGGAGATCATTTAGCGTTTAGTAATAGAGATGATTATCTTGTTAAATATTTAACTAATAAAGCAAATAAAGAATCTGGTTATACTTTAGAAGAATTAGAAGATTCAATAAAATATAGAGAAAGTTTAGCAGGAAATGTTTCTGGTATAAAAACATCTATTTCTTCAAATACATCTGCTGAACCTTTAATTCGAGCTTATCCGCGTGCATTTATGCCAATGTATTAATATAGGAATTTAAAATTAAATGGTTTATAAGTTAACGCCATATAGAAATCAGTTAAATTTAGGTGAAGAATTATCTGATCCTAATGTTCCTTTTTGGTCTACAGTTGGCGCATCTCTTGGGTATACATATGATCCATTAATTGAGTGGATAAAAAATACACAAAATTTTAGAGATGATAGTGTTGACTTAGGGTATTCTCCTAAAGATGATTTAAAAGGTTATGAGCAATACGGCTCTTCTTTGCTTTATGCAAAAAACGCAGATCATATGAAGTCTTTAAAAAGAGGTATTGACGAAAATACTAAACGCAGAGAAATTTTAGAAAACTCTAGTTTTTGGTCACAGATAGGAGCAGCTATTTTTGATCCAATTAATTTAGTTACAATACCTTTAGGCGGCCCAGCTCTTACTGTAGGTAAAACTTTTGCTAGAGGTGCTATTGGAGTTGGAGGATTGCAAACAGGGTTAGAAGCTATTCGTTATCCAGTTGATCCATTAGCTACTGTAAGTGAGTCTGCTCTTAATATTGGGTTTGCTGCTGTTACTGGTGGATTGTTAACAAGTGCAATTTCTGTTCCTGCTATAACTAAAAATAATGCTTTTAATCGAATGGTTTCTAATGCCCAAAAAGCGCAAAACGAACAAGCTGATTTAGATAATATAAATTTGATGATGGGTAATAATACTTTATCTCAAGCTCAATTAAAATCTGCAAGGAACAAATTCCAAAATAAAACAACAGAAGATTTAAGAGTTGAACGAGAAAAAATTGCTAAAAAAGTAGACGATATTAATGTTAAAATGGGGACTGATAAACTTGACACAACTAAATTACAAAAATCAAAAACTTATCAAACAAAAAGATTATCTGGTATAGATAATGAGCTTGGAGTAAGGCATTTAGAAGTTAAAAATACAGCTTCTACTGATAAATATGCTATTGCTTCTGGTGGTTGGATAGGTAATTTAATTAGTACACCTTTAAAAAGAGTTCTTGGCGCAGATAATATAGATTATGCAAAAAGAACTATGCTAGAAATGGCAAGCGATAGCGGTGTTTTATTAAATTTGCACAAATTAGGTATGACATTAGCTCCTTCTATTTATCAAAGAGCAGTAATTAAGAATGGAGAATGGGTACAAGTATACCAAAGAACATTAAAAGAATGGGGAGATCAAATTGATACTGAAGCCAAAACTTTTCTTGGAGTTAATACATCTGAATTAGCAGTAAGAGCAGAGAATTTTGCTGGGAAACCAAACGCAAGGCAAACATTTAATGATTTTTTAATTGAAGCAAATAGAAAAAGAACATTTGGAGAAGAGGGTATTACACCTTCAGAAAAAAACGCAATCAAAGAATTAGATAAATTTTTTACTAAATGGGAAATAAGATTAAAAGCTACTGGTCAAATAGGAAACCAAACAAATATTAAAAAAATAATTAAAGATTCTGAACTTGAATTACAAAGATTAAAAAATGCTTTAGAAGATTTTAAAAAAAGAAATCCTAATGCTGCTAGATATAGAACAAAATTTTTTGAAGACAAAATATTAAGAAAGCAGAATGAAATATCTGAAAACACTCTTTCTTTGCAAACAGCAGGAGAGGTAACTCCATTAGGAGAAAAATCTTTTTTACCTAGATACTGGGATAAAAATTATATTAAGAAAAATAGAGAAGAATTTGAAAAAATTATATTTAAATGGTATAAAGATAACCCTGTTATTTGGTCTAAAGATAAAAATAATAAATGGAATCAAACTAATTTAAGTGATAGTCCAGATGCTATTGCTGATAGAGTAAAAAAGACTGTTGATAATATATTAAATATAGCAGATGCAGAAGATGTGCCTAATGTAGGTGCAGGTAAATCAAAACATTTTAAACACAGAGAGCTAGATATTCCTAATCAATTAGTTTGGGATTATATTGTGCAAGATCCAATAGCTGTTATGAAAGGCTATACTCATAAAGTAGCAGGTAAATATGAGTTTGCTAAAATGTATAATGGAAAAAACATTGAAGATGTAATGGATGATGTTACAGAAGAAATGTACGCAGCAGGCAAAACAGAAAAGGAAGTTTTAGCTTGGAGAAAAGATTATTACCATATGCATCAAAGAGTTGTTGGCTCTACATTAGAAAGAAGTCCTGACGCTTGGGATAATCAAGTTGCTTTTTATTTAAAAGAAGCAGCACAGCTTAATTACTTAGGTAGCGCAGGTATATCAGCTATACCAGATTTTGCTAAAATTATGATGGAACATGATTGGCAAGATATAATTAAAGGGCTGCAAGCTTTATTATCTGACAACAAAGTTACATTAAAAGGTAATGAAGCTAAACTTGTTGGTGAGGCTATCGAGTTAATTCAAGGTAATTCACATTTTAGAATGGTAGAAGATATTACTAATGATGTTAATGCCTCTACTAAATATGATAAAATTAAAAATACTTTTTATCTTGCTAATGGTTTAGCACCAATAACACATTTAGCAAAAACACTAGATTCTGTTATTCGTGGACATTCTTTAATTGATATGTCTAAAAAATTAATTAACAAAAAAGCAACTAAATTAGAAAAATCTTATTTAGCTCGATACAATATAGATGAAAGAATGGCAGCTAAAATAGCTGCAACGCCACACGAAGTAACAGCTAATGGGTTAATATTACCTAATACTTTAAAATGGGAAACATCGCCAAAAGTAGATGATGAAACATTAACAACATTTAGAACTGCATTACAGAGCGGTATACTAAACACTGTTATTATGGGTACACCTGCTGATAAACCTATTATAGTAGATGGCGTTGCTTATATTCCTATGAGCGTTGCAAGTAAATTTGGTATGCCAGAACATAGAGTAGTTAAAGGATACGCTAGAATAGAAAGCGGTTTGCTTGGTTTGCCATTTCAGTTTTATAGTTACGCTCTAGGTGCTGTAAATAAAATAACAATGTCTGCTGCTCAAGGGCAAATGAAAAACAGAACTGTTGGTTTAGCAATGTCTCTTGGACTTGGCATGATGGCAGTGCAAATTAAAACTCCAGATTGGGCGTTTGATGAAATGACTTGGAGGGATTGGTTTGCTAGAGGGTTTGATCAAAGTGGTATTGCTGCTTTGTATTCCGATATGTTTTATCAATCACTACATACAGGACTTGCTCTTAGTGGTAAAAATATAACTGGCGGTTTAATACAGCCTAAGTTTCCATCTGATGATGCTTATGGTGCTACGATAGGATTAGGTGGTGCAGGGCCAAGCATTGGGTATGATTATCTTGAAGCTCTTAAAGATATGATAGCAGGAGATTTTTCCGAAGGAGCTAAAAATTTAATAAGAACTTTACCTTTTATGCGGCTTTGGTTTGTAAAAGGTTCAGTAAATGAATTTACAAATAACTTTGAAGATTGGTTTTAATTGTGCGTTGCATAGAAAAAGCTTGCGATATAAGGCAGAAAAAAGAGGTTAAATATGACTATTAGTTTATCAGACAATACACCGCGTATATCATATACGGTAAATGAAGGTGCAACTCAGACAGCATTTACTGTGCCATTTGAGTTCTTTGCCGAAGCTGATCTTAACTTTTATGTAGATGGTACTAAAAAAACATTAACAACACACTACACAATATCAGGTGGTAATGGTTCTACTGGCACTATAAATACTACATCTGGTAATAGTGTAACTGGTGCAAGTGGTGGAAGCACTGTTGTTATTACAAGAAGCATTGCTTTATCGAGAACAACAGACTTTCCAGTATCAGGTTCATTTGCCATAGATACTCTTAACACTGAGCTAGATAGATTTGTTGCTATTCAAGCTGACAATGACGATACGATTGATCGAGCATTACACTTAGCAGATTCCGATACAGCAGTAAGTATGGAATTACCTCTTGTTGCAGTAAGAAAAGGTACTGTTTTAGGCTTTAATGCTAGCACTGGTGCAGCAGAAGTTGGCCCTACTATAGCTAATGTTAACTCTCTTTCTGCAATTACAGCTAATATTAATACAACAGCAGGTATAGCAGCTAATGTTACAACCGTTGCTGGTATAGCTAGTAATGTAACAACGGTTGCTGGTATTGCTGGCAATGTAACAGCAGTTGCAGGTGCAGCATCTAATATTGCGCTTCTTGCTCCCTCTGATGTTAGAGCAGATATGGCTTTGCTAGGAACGAGCGAAGTTGTTGGTAATATGAATTTACTTGGGACAAGTGAAGTTGTTGCTGACATGGCTTTGTTAGCTACTTCAGATGTTATTTCTGATTTAAATACTTTAGCTACTTCAGATATAGTTAGCGATATAAATATTTTAGCTACTTCTGATATTGTTTCTGATTTAAATACTTTAGCAACAAGCGACATAGTTACTGACCTAAATTTATTAGCAACAAGTGCAATTGTAGAAGATTTAAGTTTACTTGCTACTAGCTCTGTTATTGCTGACATGGCATCATTAGCAGGTAGCGGTGCTAATCCTAACGTTTCTTCTTTAGGATTACCTGACAGTGGTAAAATAACATTTGGTGCTAGTGGAGATTTAGAAATCTTTCATGATCCAAGTGGAAGTCCAGCAAGTTTTATTAAAGATACTGGTGCTGGCCCGTTAGCAATTTGTGGTAGTGCAGTTGGGCTATTTAGTTCAAATGTTACTGAATATATGTTAAATGCAACTGAAAATGGTGCAGTTGATATATATTATAACGGTGCTAAAAAACTAGCTACTACTAACACAGGTATAGACGTAACTGGCACAGTAACAAGCACAGGCACATCTGTATTTGCTTCACTAGACATTTCAGGTGACATAGACGTAGACGGCACAGCTAACCTAGACGTGGTGGACATTGATGGTGCTTTAACTCAAGACGGTGGAGCAGTATTTAACGAGGCGTCTGCTGATGTAGACTTCCGTGTTGAATCAAATGGCAATGCTAATATGTTATTTGTTGATGGTGGTAATGATGCGGTTGTAATAGGTCATAGCAATGCAAATGATGGCTCTGTTTCTAGTGCCTTTGCTCTTCAAGAAATAGGTACAACTTACAATTCAAGCTCTATAGGTTTGGCTAGATTTTCTGCTGATGTAAATGCTGCTTCAACTGTTTTCCATAAAAGTAGAAGTGGTACTATTGGTGGTGATACTGTTGTTCAAAATAATGACGAGTTAGGTAGAATACGTTTTTTTGGTAACGATGGCACTGATTTTGCAGAAGGAGCAAGAATAACAGCTATAGTAAATGGTACTCCAGGTAGTGGTGATATGCCAACAGAGTTAGTTTTTTCAACTTCTGCCGATGGCGCAGAAAGTCCTACTCAAAGTTTACATATAGATTCAAGTGGTAATATAATTATCGCATCTACAGGCGGTACGCTACAGACAAACACATCAGGTACATCTAACTTTAGAGCAGGTGTCAACGCAGGTGCTAACATAGCATCTGGCGGTAACTACAACGTGGTTGTGGGTGACGAAGCAGGTAATGATATAACAACAGGTGATAACAATGTGGCTGTGGGTTATGCCGCATTAGCATCAGAAGATGCACATGGTAATAATACTGCTATTGGATGGAGTACCTTAAAGAATTTAAATGCAGGTGCTGATGGTAACAATACAGCCGTTGGTTATAATTCTGGCAGGGCTATGAGTACGGGCGTAAACAACACCCTTATTGGCGCTTCTGCTGGTGATGCAATTACGACTGGAACTTCTAACGTTGCAGTTGGCGAAAGTGCTTTAGGGGCAAATACTACAGCTAGTAGAAACATAGCAATTGGTAGTGGTGCCTTAGAAAATAACACTACAGGTGCAGATAATATTGGTGTTGGGCATGACGCACTTAACGATGTAACAGAAGGTGATCATAATATTGCTATTGGTTCGTACTCAGGTGACTCAATTACCACAGGTGCAGATAACACTATGATGGGTTATTTAGCAGGTGCAGCAGTAACTACAGGTACTCAGAATACGTTTATCGGTGCAGCAGCAGGAGATGCTGTTACGACAGGGGGTCAGAATACTGCCCTTGGAAATGATGCTTTAGGTGTTTTGACTGTTGGTTCTGACAATGTAGCAATAGGTAAAAATGCAGTAGAAGCTGATACTAAAGGTAGTAGAAGTGTAGGTATTGGTAGAAATGCTTTAGGCACGCAAAACTTCACAACAGCTACTAATGTTTACAACACAGCAGTAGGATATAACGCTGGACTATCAGTAACCACAGGTACTCAAAATGTACTTATTGGCGCTGGAGCAGGTGACGCACTAACTAACGCTGATGACAATACTGTTGTTGGATCTTTTGCTCTTTCAGCAGATACTTTAGGTGATAGATCTGTTGCTATTGGGGTAGCCGCTTTAGCCGCACAAAACTTTACGTCAGCTACTAATACTTACAACACTGCTGTAGGTTGGAATGCAGGATTATCCGTAACCACAGCCGTACAAAACACCCTTATCGGTGGATTAGCAGGTGATGCAATTACGACAGGTAGTTGGAATGCGATTGTGGGGTACAATGCAGGAGGTGCGCTTACAACTGGGCAAAACAATACAGCATTAGGAGTTGCTGCTCTTGCCTCTTGTACTACAGCAGCTAGCAACGTAGCTATTGGAGTTGAAACTGGCGATGCTATTACGACTGGAGCTAGTAATGTTTTAGTAGGGTTAGCCGCAGGTGGTGCAACTGTAGATGGAAATTCTAATACGTTTATAGGGCACACCACAGGTGCTAATAATCAAACAGGTAGTGGAAATGTTATTGTTGGAAACGGTGCAGATTGTGCGGCTACAGATGGAAGTTATGCAAATGGTTTTGGTAATGGTATTAGTGCAGTAGCAGGATACACAACAATAGGTGAATCTGGTTCTGATATAAGAGCAGCACACGGTAATACAACATGGTCAACAGTTTCAGATGAGCGTGTAAAAAAAGATATTACTGATGCTACAGCAGGTCTTTCATTTATTAACGACCTTAGACCTAGAACTTTTAAATATAAAAACAAAGGTGATTTACCTTTAGATTTTAAAGGTTATGAAGAAGGGTCTACTGACGTATATAAAAATGCTAAAACAAATCACGGATTTATAGCACAAGAAGTTAAAGCGACTATAGATGCTCACAGTGAAATAGCTGACGGATTTACTATGTGGGATGAGTTACCTACAGGTCAGCAAGAAGTAGGCGAAACTGCTTTAATACCTGTATTAACCAAAGCAGTACAAGAACTATCAACAAAATTAGATGCGGCACTCGCTCGCATAGCAACACTAGAAGGATAAATAAAATGGCAGATAGAACAACAGAAGAATTAGCACAAGACTACACAGCAATGGGTCACTCAATAGACCTTATTACTGCGGTAATAGCTGGTAACAGTATGGCTGATGAAGCAAAAGAAGAAAGACAAGACTGTGTAGATAGAAATGTAGCACACCTTGAGCTGATGAAAGCTAAGTCAGACTGGGGTAGCGAGTCTATGACAGCTACTACCAATGCAATTAACGCAGGTAAAGGTTACACTGCGTCTTAATGGTAAAAGCTTTTACATATATAGGTTGGGCATTCTTAGCATTATTATTTTTTATAGTGCTTGTTCCTATGGCTTACGCTGAAGGGTGTGACAGCACTACTAATGCTAATTGTATAGAGACTAATAGTAATACAACATCTTCTGTTAACTCTACTTTAAGTTCAGAAACTACAGTTAAGTCACCTCCACCCTCAGCTATGTCACCTACAATAAATAATTCTAACTCAGACTTATGCACAGTAGGTATGTCAGGTGCAGTTCAAACACAAATACTAGGTATCTCAGTTGGTACTACAACAAGAGATTTAAATTGTGAAAGATTAAAGAATGCTAAAGTTCTCTATGATATGGGAATGAAAGTTGCAGCAGTTAGCGTACTTTGTATGGACAAGCGTGTGTTTGAAAGCATGATGAATGCTGGAACGCCGTGTCCATTTGATGGTCTTGTAGGGCAGCCAGCTAAAGACGCATGGAAAAATAACCCACACTTAGTTCCTGATGCTAAGACAGGAGCAAAGGAGGAATGGGATGATGATACTAAGAACACCGCAACAGGTGCTGGCGCTGTTATTGGTCTTTTCTTGGCCCTCTTGTTTACACTCTGATTATACATACGGAAGAACAAACAATGTAGCTAAGAATAAACACACCTGGAATATGACAGATGTGTTGCCACCCGAAGCAGGGTTAGAAATTCAAGGCATATTTCATAAGTATACAATAAATAAAAGTAGCAGTGCAGATTCTACAGTTTCTATTGTAAATAAAAACAGCACCGGAACTGGTAATATATATGAAAGACACGATAATTGGGATCAGTTACCAAGCAATACTAAGATAGGATTTGATGTTGTTAATCCTTCTCTTGGCACTAAGTGGGGAAAAGGAAGTATTACAGCTAGTAATGGTGCAACACTAAGCGATGTAATAGTAGCGTACAATTATAAGTTTGATCCCTGTTATATTCCACTCTCTGATCCTAGCTGCCCTAACTTTAAAGATGCTTTGTATCAATATCTTTTAGACAATGATCTGCTTAATAATGAACCAGCAATAGATGATCCTTATTATGATGAATGGGTTCAGTATCAACTAGATCGTAAGACAGAAGAACAAGAAGAAGAACAAGCTGCAAAAGAAAAGAAAGAAGAAGAAGAACAAGAAGAATTAAAAATGGAAAAAGCATTAGCTGTTGCAGGAGCGGCAGAACAAATAGCAAATCCAACACAACAACTAGCAATGATGCAGCAAATGGCTGCGGCTGGCACATTAGATGGTTATTATAGTGCAACTATAGAAGGTGGTAAGTATGAAGAAACAGTTAAATTAGTAGATAGTACCATAGAAGATAATGCCACAGCGTTAATAAATCTAAAACAAGATAAATCCCACAGAAGAATAGTTAGATCACAATATAAAGATTAGGAAATGACATGAAAAAAATAGTACCATTAATATTTTTATTATCAGCAACTCCTGCAATGGCAGTTGATTCTCCCATTACAGGTCAAGTACAACCCAAGTGTTCTGTATGGACAGAAACCTCTGGTGTTTATGGACACCCCCTCCCTTACAAGCTGTCCACAGTACCAGCAGATGGTGGCGTTCCAGCTTCAATTAGAATTGATGTAGCCCAGGCAGATTATTATAAGGCTAAGTTTACACACCCTAATAGTTTTTCATCTAGTCCAACACTTAATGATGCAGTAGCATGGACAGGTAGTACAGTCGTAGGACAGGTAAGCGTATCAGATATGAGTGCATACGAAGCGGCTAAGGTTACTTACAATAATGTAACTGAGTTTAACTTAACATTAGCTGGTAGCACTTGGTTTACTGTAGCTTCTACTGCTCAATATGGTAGCACTAAGTCCTTACCTGCTGGTAACTACACAGCATTAATAGTAGCGGAATGTATAGCAAAGTAATAATAGCTGTATGTTTGTGTAGTTCGTTACACGCACATGAGATGACACCAGCTTATCCAAAACTGGAGTCGTCTTATGTGGAGGGTGTATCAGTAGCAAACTTAAAAATATTTAATCGCAGAAGTGATGTGTCTTGGTATGAGATAGGTGTCTTTACCAATAATTGGAAGCCAGTACCGTTTGCATCTACTACTAACATAATAGAGGTAGGATATAATAAGAAAAAATTATTTGATGTGTACATAAGATCAAGAGACATAGCTAAAGCTGTTTACATTTGCACTGAATCAAAAGTATTTAAAGGTAAAGAGCAGGTTACATTGATAGCTTCACGCATATGTTCTAAGATAAAAAAATGAGAATAGTATTATTAATAGTATTAGTATTATTTATCTCTGGTTGTACTGCAATAATAGCTTTAGCTGATTCTGCATCTAACTCTTTGAATCTTTCTTTACCTAACGCAAGTCAAAACTTTCAAGCAGATAAGTTTAGAGCAGGGGAATTAGATTGTTCTAATGCTATAGGGTCAGCAACTAACTGGGAGTTTGGTGTTACAGGTATTATACAAGGAGCAGATAATAATAAACAAACTGGTGACATAGGTGTGTACAGCAGGATAACAATACCTCTTGGTGCTAGGGCTAGATCAAGAATAGATTGTAATAGATTGTATGAACTAGAGTTACAAAAGAAAGAACTAGAAGTATTAAAGTTACAAAAAGAAATTAATCAATTAAGAAGTTTATCATTTGAAAACTAGGAGTGTGATATGGCTGAAGTAGAAATAGCAGGAGCAAAGATAAAAGGTGGCAAGTTAATGTTACTTGTTCCAATTGTTTCGGCACTTGGCGGTGGATTATGGGGCGGCTTTGAAGTTTACAAAGACTACATGGATATGAAAGGCATCATACAGAATATAAATATTAGTGCTATTAAATCTCAGAACACACTAATCCAAACAAAACTAGATAGTGCGTTGGAGTACAGCAAAGACATCAAGAATAATCTGCGTGATGATATACTAAAGCTAGAAGGTTACATAGATAAGATAGATAATAAGGTAGAGAAATCCTCTGATAGAATTAAAGACACACAAGCATCAATAGATTTAATGGTAGAGAATACGTTAACTGAAATGAATCAATTAAATAAAGATGTTAATTCTTCTTTGCGAGAAATAGAATCTTTGAATAGAGAAACAGAAAAGGATGTGCGTGATACAATGAGAGATACAGAGGAGCGCATTGATTCTAACCTAAAACAATTAGAAGATAGATTAAGTGAAAGATTACAGGAAGCATTAGACAATCCATTAGTAGGAAATTGAGATGACTTGTAAATGTAAAGATAAATGTATATGCAAAGACTCATGCGCTTGTGTAGATAAGTGTATTTGTAAGGAAAGAAAGTGACACCAAAACAACAAGAGGCACTTGATGCTGTTGTTAAGTATGGTAGCCAAGTCAAAGCGGCTAAGGCTCTAGGGATTAGTCGCTCTGCTCTAAGGCATAGAATAAATTCAGCAAAGAAATATGAAGAAGTTGATGACGGTATAAAGTATGCCATGAATGAAACAGGTATGGCAAACATTAATGCTGTACATTCTGGTTGGATTAAAACTGATGATGTTAGTTTATATTTTAGAAACGAAACAGATAGCTTAAATACAAACGACATAGCAGAATCAATAAGAGATGTTATAAATGGAATCGTTCTGTGTGAGATTGTAGAGCCTCCTGAGGTGGTAGAAGATAACTTACTTACCTTGTACCCTATTGCTGACGCACACATAGGCATGAGAGCGCACGCTAGCGAGACTGGTGAAGAATATAATTCTGACATTGCAGTAGAAAGAATTAGAACTGGAATGGCTAAGTGTGTTGCTAGTTCGCCACAGTCTAAGGTTGCACTGGTGTTAGATGTTGGTGATCTTACTCACGCTGATGATAACAATGCTCAGACTCCTAGAAGTAAACACCCACTCGATGTCTCTGAAAGATTTTTTTATTCTCTAAGGTGTGCAATAATTGCGTTGGCTTCGGCTATTGATTGTGCGTTGCAGAAACATGAGCAGGTAATATGCAGAGTACTGCGTGGTAATCACAACGAGACTTCCTATTTGGCTGTGATGTTTGCAATCGCGGAGCGTTACAAGAATAATATTAGAGTGACCGTTGAACAAACGTCTGCTGATTTCTTTGTGCATGAGTTTGGAAGTGTTATGATTGCCGCGCACCATGGAGATAAAGCTAAGGCAGATAGACTTGTCATGCATATGGCTGATGCTTGGCCTGATATATGGGGTAGAACTAAGCATAGATTTTATTTTACTGGACACCTACACCACACAATGATGCGTGAGATAGGTGGTGTACTTGTTGAACAGCTACGTGCAGTAACAGGTAAGGATTCCTATGCTTCTAGTCATGCATACAGTAGTCGATCACAGATGCAAGGGATTACATATCATAAAGAAGAAGGTGAAGTTAGTCGTGTAAAGGTTTGTTTATAATGTGGATTATGGCTATGATATACTGTGCTACATTTCCTGTTGGGGATGTGTGCAAAGGTTGGGTTCCACCTATTGCAGAAACAACACAAGCAAGATGCGAACAAAATATTAAGAGAGCGGTTTATGTTATGGCTGATGCTATAGAAACTAAAGGCGGTGAATTATTTTATATTGATTGCCAGTGCATTAAAGTTAAACATCAATAGAATTTTTTCTTATTCTTTCTAACTCATCATTTAATATAATAACTGTAGTGCATAAGTCACTAACTTCTTGTGCTAATTGTACTAAGAACTTGTCACTTGTTATTACTCTATCATATGGGAAACCATTCTTAGGTACATTAGCTTTATCTATACGCTTGAGAAACTTTACGATTGTTAATTCTGTCATCACTTTACTTCATATAAAACATATCTATTTTTATTTAGATTAGGTAATCTTTTAATTCTATTTTGCCTTGTTAATTTATGTATAATATTTTTTGCACCTTCAATAGTTTGGAAACCCATAAAATTTTGCAACTCAAGTACTGTTAATGGACCAAACTCTTTTATAATATCATATGCTTCTTTTCTCCTACCTTCAAACCTTTTATTTTGTGCTTCATATACATTAAGATGAGGTAGTTTAGGTTGCTGACCCATAGCAATAGCTGATGCTTTCATTAGCTTACCATAGAGTATCTCTTGTTCTTCTGTTATTTTAAACTTCTGTACTGTTGCTTTCATTTTCTTTCTCCATAAAATTTTTAAATTGATCGCCACTCATGATGACTAGGGTTTGAGGATTGCCCGTTCTCCTCTTATAAAAGGCAATGTCTCTACCTTCTAATACTTTAAATGGACTAGGGAAGTTTGACTTGTCTCTATACTTTACTTCTCCCACCAGTTTTCTTCCTCCGACTTCGAGGTGGATGTCTCCTGAGTACTCACCTCCGAGCGCACCACTGAGCGGTACTCTTTTGGCTTGGATACCGATTTCTGTAAGCCATTTGACGAACCAGTTTTCGTGGTAAGTTCCTTTAAGTTTATTTCTGTTTGCCATGTATCCCTTTCATAACAACTTAAACATATAATGTAATGTGTTGTTGGTTCTATTGATGCAAGTATAGCAACGAATAAATCAGAATCAATTCCACACGCCTCACATATTGCTGACTGTTGCCTGAGTTTCTTTGAAGTTGATCGTGATCTCACAGCCAAGAGCGTCTAACCAACAGGTAAACAAGAAACCCGAAGGCACTCGCTTATGTTGTTCCCATTTATGCACCAATGATGAAGCGCATCCAATCCTATCTGCAAGTTCTTCTTGAGATATTCCGAGTTGGTTCCTGTAACATACCATTGCATCAATAAGGTTTGCGTAAGACCCTGTAACATACGTCTGTTCCTTATAGTTTGGAAATGTTTTTGTCTTTAAGTTCACTTGCTAATGCCAAATATCCAATACAATCTACTATCGAATCTTCCTTGTAACCACCGCTTTTAATTCTAGCCATCTTCATTTCGGCTAACATAAATGGTACTTGCCACAATTCTATCTTACATTGCAAGACTTCTTCCCAATTTTTTCTTATTAACTCCATGTTCTTTTGGGGATCTCCATACTGATTGTTCCTATCTTTACTTATTAATTCATTGGCTTCGTGTAATACTTTGTCTCTGCGTGACATAAAGATTGGATCAGCTTGCATTATTATTTTCCTTTAAACTTTGTTCTAATAAAATTAATAGAGCTAGCAACTCATCGCCTCTGTTCCTAACTCCTGCCCTGTTCTTTTCAACAGCATCTAGCTGTATTATACTAGCTACTCTTTTAAGTCTGTCAATTATTTGTTGCGGTGTAGTCATCTAAATTTATCCGCAATAAAAAAGTCTAAGAAACTTTCAGTGATAGTAGGTTCTTTAGGCTTTGGTTTTTCTTTTGGTTTAAGTGTATACAAAACATAATCTAATTGGTCTGCTTTTAAATTTAATTTCTTAGCAATAGCTTTGTTACTTGCTTTAGTTTCAAATGCTAAATGATGTGCTTGTTCTATTAGTTTATTCGGGTATTTCTTTTTCATTATTTCCTCCGTTAGTGTGTGGGTAATTAAGTAGTTACTTAAAAACCCACAGCTTGTGGTCTAATTAATCCGATTAATTAATACACGACAATTTAAAATGGTATCTCATCCTTTAACTCTTGTGATGGTGAGGCTCCACGTTTCTCCTCAATACTAAGGGTCATATATTTACTGCCACCTTTATCCTTAGTCCAAGCGGCAATGACCATATCTTTATTAGTGGCATAGTCCTCTAACTTACCAGCAAAGTCTGGTCTTTTTTCATTGCCCTCTTTATCATTAGGAAACATAGCGCCAACCTTTTGATAGAGTTTCATATATTTTTTACCAGCTTGTGATGTATCGCTAACAACAATTAAATCTCTGTCATTACCTTCTAAGTTTAGTTTGCCTTGGAGTATCATCTTCATAACATCCCTTGGTTTAAATACTGCTCCGCTATTTGTGTTATCATATTCAGTCATTGTTTACTCCTTGTTGTTGTACTGAAAACATTTGTCTTAGTGCCGCTCGGATTATCATACCTTTAGATTCTCCGATAGCGTCTGCTTGTGCTTGCACTGCATCAAGCATTGCTTGCGGTAGAGATAGATTAATCGCTACCATTTTCTTATTGTCTGCTTGAGGTCTACCAACCTGCGTCATTACTTTTTCCTTTCTCATTTTGTGTATATTTATTTCCATCAAATTTACCTAAAAATACATCTGCATTAAATCCTAAATGTGATATTGCTTTTGTTAAGCCATCAGTAATAGCTTTCTTTGGTGCATCATCATCAAGCTTATCTTTTTTTGCATCGTATAATAATTTACATCCATTAAATGGACCGAATATATTTTTCTCATTTGCGTTTGTCCAAACGGAAACACCTGACACCACAACTACATCTTTATTAGGTAAATGAATATATTCTGTTGTTGAGTTCCATCCCCAACCTACACCTACTACTCCAAACTGTTCAGTAACATTTCTTATTTGATAATGAGCATCAATAGCTGTAAATCCACGACCAAAGTTTACTTTTTTAGTGTATGTTTCATCAGTCTTGCTTACTTTATTCCATAACTCCATGTGTTTATTCATAGTTCTTCTCCTCTGTTTATGTCTGGTTCTTCATCTCTTGCAACATATCCCCAGAACTCTTTGATCATATCTAATACTGTTGCAGTATAACTTTCATCGTATGGAACTATCATCCAATCCCATTTAAGATTACCAAAGATAACAGAGAGATAACAATTATCTGCTTCTGCTAACCACATATACAATTGCATTTGTGCTTGATAATACTCTGATACTTTCTTCATATTATTAAAAGCATTAGTATGTTTAGCTTCAATAATGTAACGACTAGTATCTTTTAGTGATTTAATTGTGGCTCTTACAACTTCACCATCAATTGTTCCTTTAATCTTTACACCATCTAAATCTTTTTCAAGTTGTAATTGTTGATTAATAATTAATACATTTTCTTCACGCTCAAACCAAGAGAGATTTAAATCCTCTGTAAGTATGCCAATCTGTACTGGTAACACATGATCTAAATTCTCTGGTTCAATGCGACCTGTTTTAATTTTCCATAAATCTAGCCACTCTCCACGCATAATCTTAACTGCATCAGAGCCACCGATAAAACCTTTTCTATTCATAATATCCTCCATATTATATATTAGTATTACATAACATTAGTAATTGCAAGGGTGGTCATACGTTAATTAATCATCTTTATTGACGTATATTTAGTTCCAAAACATGGGGGTTATGGAACCACCTTTAAGCCTAGAGATGCGGCTATCTTTTTGCGTTCCTCAATGGTTGGTAAATCTTTCTTTGGCTCTGGTTCCTTGGGTACTGGCTTAACTCTTGGCCTGTTTCTCATAATGATTTGCCTTATGTGTCCCTCATTGGGCGCAATCTTTGGGCTTTGAGAAATGTATTGTGCAATTGCTTTGCTTATTTCTTCTTGGCTATAGTCTTGCAATGCATCAGCCCAGGATAACATGAACGCTTCATATACTTGGGGTTGCATATGGTTTATAAAAAACTTTTGTCTCATGACTGCTATTTGTATTTGTATCCATTTACGGTGAGCTTTTAATTCATCTTGTTCCATAGAAATCTCTTGCGTTATTTGTTTGGTTATGTATTTTGAAATCAGCGTGTGTTTCTCCCTGTTCACCACGCTTTGCCCTGCCCAGTTCCTCCATGCTGAGCAGGGCTTTTGTTTATAGTTTAGGTGCTAACTTATAAAATGTTATTAGTTTAGGGTCAGCATAATTATAAGTAGAAGGATCATAAATAGTAAATTTATATATGTTCATTCCTTCTTTTTTTAAATCATAAATCCTAGCCGCTAATCTAAAGCAACCATATTTATTTAAAGCATCTAAAGCTGATATTCGTTTTCCACTTTCAAGATGTTTCTTTATCTTTTTTGTTTGTGAGTCTGTCATTGTATTCCCTTTCTATTTCTCTAAGACCTTTTAAATGATCTGCTATTTTATTTTCTATTGCTTTCTTAAGTTCCGGTGTTGGTGCGTCTACTATTATTTCCATCATACCCTCATACTGCATTCATCAAAATCTGTGCCTAGTTCTTGACGCCATTCCCAATAGTCTTCTATTGC